GCGAAGGTAACGCTGATTTCCCACTTGACGGTTCGGAGTACCTAACTGCATCGAGCGGCGCAAGATCGCAGCCGTGGCACCGCACGGAGATTCGACGCTGGACCTACAATCCCAGCACTCCATCTCTAACAGAGCGTGATACGTTCGACATTACAAGCGTCATCGAAGCATTGAATCCTGGTAACTGGCCGCAGAACGCAAGTGGAACAACAGCAGAGTACCAGTACCTCAGATCCGCACAAGTTGGGCCGAACAAGATGCTTGTGTGGGTCAATGATCCCGAAGATGTAGCGGTTGCCGGTAGCCTGTCTTGGTTGGGCAGCATTCTGGGATTTACTTTACGCGGTGCGTTGTTCTATCGAATGAACGCTGCCGACCCAACTCAGTATGTCGAGTTGGTAGATATCATCTTCCAAATTCCAACCGACAACTCGCAAGGATATGGAGTCTTACCTATTGCTGTTGGGGAAGGCAGGAGTGACAAAGCAGTTCTCATATCTATTGCCGGGGGAATGTGGAACTTCAGCTACGGAAATCGGAACACGAGGATCGTTGATCTAACCGATAATCTTCGGGCGTCCACACCGGCCAGCGGCAATCAGTTGATCGGCGGTCAGTTAGTCGGCTTCCCCATCGTGGGGCAGCAGATCGTGGGGAATAAACTGGTTTATTAGAGAGGGTGAGATGAATTTATTAAGCGATACAGGCAACGCGGACTTTGTGCCATTTACAGAAGATGATTCCACGCCAGAGTTTTGGCTTGATGGGCCATGTTCTTTTGAGGTTCCAACAGCACATGCAGGTAACACTGAAGACCTTGGTGGAGGAACCCTGTCATTGGAAATCAGCACGGACAACGGCACTTCATGGCGGATTTACACCGATAGCCAAGGCACTCCTGCATCGCTCACTTCTACTGGAGTGGTTCTGCCGTTCACGCTTCTGGGGCCGCACTATTGCCGCGTAACTCTCACGGACTCGACAAGCCCCGACATTACAGCCGTCATTCTGCACGGCGATTTTAGCCTGACATCGGTTGCCGGGTAACAGGAGAAGATAGATCATGACAGGCGCATTAGTTCGCAGCACAGGGATTAGATTCTGGCACTACGCCGGAACTACCGGATTGACACTTAAGGCAGTTGTTCTCAACGGTCCCGCAGGTGCGTTCAATTTCACAACGGGAGCCTTCATTGCAAGCACGGCAACGGCGACTTGGAGTGAGTTGCAACGCGACCTGACGGAAATCGTAGACACTGGCCCTAACCCAATGGGAATCTACTCGTCAACCACGAGCTTTCCAGCGGCGCTGGTCCCCGGCGACTACACAGTCGTAATTCAGGACGGCACAACCGCAGTAGATGACCGGCTGGCAATTCAGCCGATGCATTGGGATGGAACGTATTGGACGCCAGCAGATCAATACAACTCTGAATTACTGGCGACCGTAGCATCGGGCGTAGCATTAGCCACTCAAGGAATGACCCCTGCATCCATCCATCCGTCGCAGATATGGCGGGTGGCTCGCATTGATGGGGCGGTAAGGTCAAGGCACACGATAATAAAATCGCCAGGCGAAACTCCGCTAGTTGTTATAGCCAACTTCTCACAGTTGCTAGGGCCGAATGAGACAATCGAGTCGGTTGACTCAGTCGCACTAATTGATGGTGACGTAGACTCGACGGCCTTTGATGACGTTGGCGAAGCGGTGCTTACCGGCGACAACGTGCAGTTCGAGCTTACCGGAGGCACTCAAGATGGAGACGGCGACCCCGGCGAAAACGTGATTCGCGTGGAAGTCACAACAAGCCTTGGAAACAACTTCAAGCCCGACTGCTTGCTCAATGTAGTCGGCGCAGCAGACCCATAGGAGACAAAATGGCAGCGTTATCACAAACCGCAGCGAACGTAATCCCCGCGACTGGCGCAAGCAAGAAAACAGTAGTCGCAGGTGGCACTGTCACGGCTGGAATGCCGGTCTATAAAGACACCGCCGATAGCGACGAATACAAGGCGTGCCGAGCCAATGCAGCGGGAACCGCCAACTGCGACGGCATTGCTCTTAATGGGGCATCCGATGGACAACCGCTAGAAATACAAACCACTGGCGGTATCAACCTTGGGGCGACTCTCACGGTGGGAGAAACCTACTGTGTGAGTGATGCTGTTGCAGGTCAGATCGTGCCTATTGGTGATCTTGGCTCGACTGATTACGTCACAGTGCTAGGAATCGCAACGACGGCGAGCAACCTCAAGATGGCAATCAACAATAGCGGGGTGCAGAAGCCTTAGTTGAGTGGATTCATGTGGCGAGGGTAGTAGAAATCATCGAGAAATAGACAGGGTATACGCCCGAACCGCAACGCAAAACAACCGAAAAACCTACATTTCCACCATGCACAACAGGCAAAAACCGCTTGTTTTTGATTCAGAATGGCGAAAAACCATCAAAAAACACCGAGAAAACAGGGGTATACCCCCCCCGGTCGGGTCCTTTTTTCGACCCCAAAAACCGACTTCGGGTCGCATCCGAAAACTTTTTGCGCCTAAGCAGTGAATTTAGCCCCCCCTACTAGCCCCACCGGAGCCGCTAAGAAGCCGACAGACGCACGCGACAAATTGCAGGCGACTGTTGCCGCGATTGAAGCAATGCAGCCCGCAGTGGCGACGATAGACGGCCTACGGGCGATACTGGGGCGAGTAACCCTCCGTACACTACCAGAGATTGCAAGCTTATTCGGCGTTCAAGCCAACACGGTCAAGCAATCGTGGCGTCAAGCGGGAATGCCGGGTGAGACGAATCGGTATGACCTCGCGGAAGTGCTGGCATGGAAACTCGCACGCGACCAGCGAAACGATCAGCAGCAACAATCGAGCGTCAATGACCTGAATCGCAAGCTGAAAGAGGCCGAGCTTCGCAACGAAGAGGCGATGGCCGCTATTCGGGAATTGAAGTTTGGCCGGGATAGTGGCAACGCAATCGAGCGGAGTATAGCAGAGGCGGAACTGGCCACGATCATTGTCACGGCCAGAGAGCAAATCATGGGGATTGCACGGCGGTTAGAGCCTCACTTTCCCAGAGAAGTGGCTAGCGACCTAGTAGAGATGACCGAAAGCGAATGCAGGCGGACGTTGACGCAAATTGGAGAGACAGACTTAGCGGAGCTTATGCAGCGCCGCGAACAAATCCTTAATCAGGAGAATGAAGATGTACGTGGAGATTAACCTGCATGGGCCGATGGGGATTCACCGGCGAGAGACAATGGACCTCACGCCGGAAGAGTTTGCGGCATTAGAGAGAGCGGAAACACTGCGGGTAGAGTTACCGAAAGAGGAGCCAGCCGAACCGACCGAATGAGCGCCACGCTTCTTGCATCCATCCGTAATTTCATTCCGCGGCCCAAGGTTCGGGCGTGGGAGTGGGTGTGCGCCAACGGACGTACGCCAAGCGGTGAGCAGTTCGCGGGCGATTTAATGCCGTGGGCGCAGGGAGTGTGTGACGCTTGGGACTCTCGCCAGTTCCGAAAAGTAATCCTGATGTGGGGTACGCGACTCGGCAAGACGATGATCGGGATGCAGCTTATGGCGTGCGCTATGGAAACAAATCCAATGCCCGGTATCTTCGGAACGGCGGGAGAGAAGTTGGCCACGCGGACCATGAGAAACAAGATTTACCCGATGCTCGAAAGAGTGAAGGGAACCCGGCAGCAGTTATTGCCGCCCCACTTGCGAAACATTCGGGAGCTTCGTTTACGCGATTCGACTTGGGCCGTGGTCTGGTCCGGTTCTCCGATGATGCTTGCCGACTGGTCCGCACGGTACGGTTACGGCAACGAAATCGACAAGTGGGACGTTAAGAAATCCTCCGATGGGGAAGCCAGCGAGGGCGATACGCTCTCGCAATTCGAGGAACGATTGAAAGAGTGGCCGGATCGAAAGCTGCTCTTGGAATGCTCTCCGTCGCTCAAGGGCAAGTCGCGAGTCGAGCGTGAATACTTGGCATCGAATCGTTGCAAATATCACGTTCCATGCCCTCATTGTGGCGAATTTCAGGCGTTGCGATTGGGCGGCGAAGGGCCGGGTGGAGGGCTGAAATTTGATCGGGATGAAAACGGCAAGACGGATGCGGAGATTGCGAGAAAAACAGCGCGTTACGAGTGCGACCATTGCTCCGGAATAATCGAGGATCAGCACCGATGGGCCATGATGAAGCTCGGCAAGTGGTGTCCGGCTGGCTGTCGAGTGAGCAAGTCGGGTGAGATTGTTGGCACTCCCGACCGCGACGGGGAAATCTGGGGCGGCCAACTCTCTTCGCTCTACAGCTTGCAATTGCGATGGGGTGATATTGCTGCCGCTTTCGTTTCGGCTATCGGGCACTCGCGCAAGTTGCAAATGTTCGTCAACGGCTGGCTTGCCGAAACGTGGGAGCCGTACCGCAGCAAGACAGAACCGGAGGAAGTCGGCGAGCGACTCACCACAGAGACACCACGGGGTGTCATTCCGCTTGCAGCAACGTGGCGATTCGACGCGGTAGATGTGCAAGAGTCGCATTTCGTGTGGGTCATTACCGCGTGCGGGCCTGGCGAGAGAGTGTATCTGATTGACTGGGGCATGGCCGATACGTGGGAGGAAGTGGAAGCGGCAACGATCAACCGCGAGATTCCCCACGAAGATGGTAAGGGTGCATTGAAAGCCTGCCTCACGCTGATTGATTCAGGCGACGGCAACCGAACGAAAGAAGTCTATGCGAAGTGTCGCCAGCACTCGCGCCCTGATCGGTTAGTGATTCCATGCAAGGGGGCAAACAATAATTGCAACGGCGAAGCCTACCAGATGGTAACGATTGGCGACGGCACAAAGAGCGGGACGCGGCTTATGAAGCGGCGGGCATTACAGACACGGGGCGTGATTCTGGCTCGTGTCAATCCGTTTTTTTGGGAGCCAGTCATTCAGCAGTGGCTCGATGAAAAGAATCCCGGCGAGGAAGAGTCGCTGTCGCTTCCATTCGGTGCGAATGACGACGATGAACTCTTGGAGCAAATCTGCAACGGCGCACAGTCTCACGAACCGTCGAAACTCGACCCCGACAAGCTGCTTTGGGTGAAGCGGTGGGACGATAAGGCGAACGACTTCCGAGACTGTCTGAAGTATGCCCGGTGCGGAATGGAAATGAAGTTTCGCAGCAATTGGAAACTGTCGGAGACACGGCAAGGTTCGGTTGCTGTTGCTGCGCCGGTAGTCGCGGCGACACCGGACCCAGAGCCAACTGGGAGGCGGGGGCTTCGCAATTACCGGGACCGTAGCGAAAGGATGCGTAGGCGATGAGCTTGGATCAAGCTGACACACAATTGAAGGGTGCGCCTTGCGTCCGCATCGGCTGCGACGGCACGCTGAAAGTGGTCAACAGCGTGCCCACGAATGACGGGCGTTTTATGCAGCAATACTACGGGTGCAATCTCTGCGGCTGCCGTCCGGCTGATAATAAGCGGGTAATTCGCATGGAAAATTCGTGGTCACGGCGGACGGCGGTTTAGTTACGGTTTAGTAAATCCCCACTGCTACGAATAGCACTTAGCCGCATCTTATGGCCGCTCCAATCGCCTATTCTTAAGGCATGGCCAAGCTCGTTGCGCAGTACGAATACTCCGATGCCGAGCTATTGGCGTTGTACCGGGAAGCGCTTGCCGCGATTTCCCAGAACAAAAGCTACGTGGTGAGAGGAAAGACACTCACGCGGGCGGATGAAGACTTTATCTGGGACATGATTAAGCGGTTGGAAAACCGCATTGGAACCAGAGACACCGGCGGAGTGGTTTACGCCAAACACGGTAGACGATGAGCCGAGTAGCAAACTTCCTAGATTCGATTGCTTTTACTGTTTCTCCGAAATGGGGGAACTCGCGACTCTCTGCGCGTCGGCATCGGCAGATTGTTGATAGTGCATGGGAACGGTACGAACGCGAATCTCGCGCACGCGGCTTTAGCATCGGTGGCAGTGGCGGATTTCACTCCGCAGAACGCACTCGCGATCAAGAGAACTGGCTTACCAGCAAACTCTCACCTGCTTCCGCGCTGGAGCATGATCGGCCCGATATGATCGAGCGGGCCGACTCGGCTTACAAAAACTACGAACTTGGAACGTCGTTCGTCGAAGGCCGGGTAACTCGCGTGGCTGGATGCGGAATGTCGATTGACCCCGATATTGAGGCGGGCGAAGGCATTACCGAAGATCAGGCGAATACTTGGAACGACTTGCTGCGAAAGAACTGGGATCGGCAAGCAGAGGCAATCGGCAAGCATGGCGAGAGCCTTTGGGAAATCCAGCACTTGATGCAACGCTACTGGGATCGTCGCGGCGAATGGTTCCTGCTGGTGGGCGACCAATACAACCCACTTACGCCGACAACGCTTGTGGTTGAAGTCATTCACCCCGACCGCGTTAGCACGCCCGATGGCAAACTCGGCGATGCGATGGTTCGCATGGGCATTCAGCTTGATGCCAACGGAACCGCAATCGGTTGCTACATTCGCGACACCCATCCCGGCGACGACAAGAATCTAAAGCAAACTTGGACGTACTATCCGTTCAAGTATTCCAATGGCTTGCCGCGTGTGATTCACCATTTCCGGCGCGTGGATGCGGGGCAGCATCGGGGCTATCCGCAGATGCAAGTAGGACTGCGGCGGCTAAAGAACTCGGAAGACTACGACGACGCGGAGCGTGACCGACTGTACGTGCAATCGTGCCTTGCTGCTTTCGTTCACTCAGAACTTCCTCCCGATGACTTGATGACCTCGCAGGGTGTCGTGTCGGATGCGGATGGGAAGCGGGTACGTGAAATCAACCCCGGCATGATTCACTATACGGGCGTGTCGGATAACGTGACGCTCTCGCAACCAAGCGGGCCGCCTACCGCGTTTGGACCGTACATGGAACACGAAGCCCGTATGTTCGCGGCGGGGGCAGGCGGCAGCTACGAAGCGATTGCTGGCAACTGGTCGGGAATCAGCTACAGCGGCGGGCGGATCATTTGGAATGTCGAAGAGGGGACCGTTGACGTTCTGCAAATGGGCCACGCGAAAACCGTGCTCGCTCTCTATCGTCATTTCGTTCTACGGGCAGCGATCAGTGGCATTGTGGACATCGACCAAGTAGCCCTCCGTGGCGAACCGTGGACTTACTGGGCCGCTCGCGTGATTCGTCCGAAACGCATGTCGATCGACCCCGCTCGCGAAGATCGCAACGAGTTAGTGAAGATCGAGGCGGGCGTGAAACCGGCTAGCGACTTTGTAGAGAAAGAGAACGGGATGCCCGCCGAAAAGGTGTACGCACGGATCAAGAGAGACCGTGCGAACCGTGAAGAGTACGGCCTGGAAATTCACATGCCGCAGATGGGGCGAGATCAAGAGCTAATGCCAGATGGCGAGAAGCCGGGCGGCGCGCCGACACAACGCGGCGACAAGAATCAAGAATCCTCCGACGCCAATAGCGAACGGCAGGCGGTGGGAACATGAAAACGATAACCGCACCACCGATGACGGGTTTGGATTATCCGCTGGCAGCATTACGAGGGTTGCCGGAAGTTGCTCGCGTGGATCGTAAGAAACGAGTGATTTACGGCGCGGCGATCATTCAAGCTGGCCCGCTTAACGAAGGCGATTCGCGCCCGTGGTTCATTGATGAAACTACGCTTTCGCAGGTGATTGAATTAGGGGGCAGCCAACAGAAGGGACTCAAAGCGCGTTGGACTCACCCGAACATGAGCAACGATGGGCTGGGTAAGTTTCTGGGGCGGTGGAAGAACTTGCGATTGAGCGAAGACAAAACAACCGTGCTGGCCGACTTACACCTATCCTCTGTTGCGATGAAGGGGCGTGAGAGTCGCGGGCAGTACGTTCTCGACATGGCAGAAAACGAGCCGGATGCGTTTGCGATTTCGATCTATCCGGTTCTGGATCATGACGCGATGGAATCACTAGAGACGGATGAGAAAACACACCCGATGCGGATTCGCAAGATGGTTGCTGCTGACGTAGTTGATGAAGCGGCTGCAACTCGCGGCGGATTCTTTGGCGGCCAGCTTTCGATTGCCACCGCGCCGGAACATGCAACGGCGCGGTGGCA